CAGACCCTTTAGCTTAAAGCGCGATTATCCATTCACCTACTTAATAGCTCGCTTGAGCATTAGGTTGGGAATCGCGCCACAGCAGTTGTTAGAGCTAGACCCAATAATGCTTCAAGCCTTGTTGAAGGGTCTTAAAGATGAAGCAAAGGAGATAAGCGATGCCAACAGAAATAAGGGGCGCACTCGCACTTCGTAAGGCTCTTAAAAACTTTGCTCCAGACCTAGCTAAAGAAACTCAAAAAGAATTAGGTAATCTTCTTAGACCAATTACTAACAAGGCTAGAGGATTTATACCTGCACAAGCCCCTATAAGTGGCTGGTCAAGAAGCAGTTCAACTATTTGGGGTACTGATCGTAAATGGAGTTCAGGAAAAGCAAAGCGTTACATTGGTTTTAAAACGACTCCATCTAAGCCTAATGACAAAGGTTTTAGAGCATTAGCTCGTATTGTTAATGCTTCTGCTGCTGGTGCAATTTATGAGACTGCTGGACGCAAGAATCCTCAAGGACGCGAACAAGCTCCTATGGCTAAAGTTGTGCGCGAAAGCCAAGCCAATTATGGCAAGATGATTCGCTCTGGCACTAAGGAACAATCTAGAAGCAACAACCCTTATGCAGGGGCTCAATTTATTGATGCTATGAATGCATATGGCCCAATAGTAGATGCTAATAATCAGACTGGTGCAGGCCGTAGGTCACGCAAGATGAAAGGTCGCGCAATCTTTAGAGCATGGAAAGAAGATGGCGGTAAGACTAATGCAGCAATCATTAAGGCTATTGAGAACTCTAAAGTAAAGTTCTATGCAGAAATGAGAGCTAAATAATGGCCGTTGATCCATCAGTAGTCATTAACTTAGCAGCTGAATACACTGGCAATAAAGCATTCAAACAAGCTGATAGTGCAACTCAAAAACTGACCAAGAATGTTAAAAGTTTAGCAAAGACCTTTGGACTTGCTTTTGGTACTACTGCTGTTCTTGCTTATGCCAAAGCCTCAGTCAAGGCAGCAGCATCTGACCAGAAGGCTCAGAAGCAACTAGCACTGGCTCTTAAGAATGTTGGTTTGGAGCGCGATGCAACTTCAGCAGAATCCTACATCCAGCGACTCCAGAGCGAGTTCGGTGTGGTCGATGATCTTCTTCGTCCGAGTTACCAGCAACTAGCGGTAGCCACACGATCAACTGCCGAGACTCAACGATTGATGGGTCTGGCACTAGACCTTAGTGCTTCAACTGGGAAAGATTTATCTGCTGTCACAGGAGCTTTAAGCAAAGCTTATCTTGGAAATAACACTGCACTGTCTAAATTAGGTGTAGGCATATCTAAAGCAGACCTTAAAACTAAATCTTTTAAGGATATTACAGACGAGTTAGCAAAGACCTTCAAAGGTTCTGCTGCTGCATCTGCTGCAACCTTTGCAGGATCAATGGCTAAACTTGGTGTTGCTTCCGAGAATGTTAAAGAAATTATTGGCACTGGCATTATTGATGCATTGCTTATGCTAAGCGATGATAAGACTGTAGATAACCTAGCAACAAGCATGCAAGATTTAGCCACATACACAGGCGATGTAATTCGTGGCATTGGCGTATTAACTGCTGCAATTAAAAACATCCCTGGGCTCGGTGGCCTTGATGGTGCAGCATTATTACAGGCAGTTCCTATTCTTGGGAGTTACATAACACTTCTGAATCAAGCAGGTGCAAAGTCTCGCCGTATTGCTGAGGTAGGAGCACAAAAGAATCCAATTCAGTCTGGCTCTTATCTTTCAACTCAAAAGAAGATAACTAAACTAACTCAAGATCAAGCAAAAGCTCAGTCTAAGATTCTTGCTGATGCTAAATCTAAGGCAATTCTTGACAAGGCTAACCTAGCTCTTAACAAGGCTACAGATGTCTTTGATTTAGACAAGATTCAACTTAACGCAGCGATGATTAACCAGACTGAGCAATTAGGCAAGGTCACATCTCAGGCTCAACTCCTAGCCATTGCTGGAGACATCGCTCGCCTCAATGTCAAGAGTTCAATACTTGCCTTAGAAGATGCCATTGCTTCTAAGGATGAAGCGGCCATCATTGCAGCTACTAAGAAACTCAATGCTGATCTTGGTGTTCTTAATGCTTTGACTGGTCAGAATACTCAGATGAAAGCTATCGAATCAATCCTTAACGGATTAAAACCTAAAGATTTAATCAATCAGGCTAACCTAGATGAAGCCTTGCGCAAGATTAGAGAAATGATGCTGCTTCTTGCTCAAACGGGTGGTGCAGGTGGTGGTGCAGGTGGCGGTGGCGGTGGCGGTGGCGGTTATTCCGAGTCTGGCATTCCAATTGGAGACTTTGTACCACCAATTCCTACAAGTGGAGTTTCAATGGCTGCAATCCTTGAGTTTAGTGCAGCTGCAACAGAGAGAGCCAATGCTATGGCTAATCTCATTGAAAAACAAAATCAAATTGATGCTGCAAAATATGGTGGCGGTGGTTTGACAGTAACCATTGTTGATAAAACTAGCGGTCTTGTTGAAATGGTACAAGACTCAATAATTAAACTTAATAAGCGTGGAGACTACTTAACTTCTGCTGGGGCGCTATGACCCGTCCTACCCTAAAAGTGCTTATAGACTTCTCAACTGGGGCATCTTTTGGCTATCCATTTGTACTTGGCACTTCTGAGCTAGGTGGTGGAGATGTTTTATCTGATTCCTCTAGCAGCCTTATTGTGGATATATCTAATCTCCTAGACTCAATCCAAACTAACCGAGGGCGCAATATATCCTCTGAGCAATTCCAGACAGGCACAGCCTCAGTCCGTATCTTAGATCAGAATGGTAATTTCAACCCACAGAACCCAGCCAGTCCTTACTACACATACTTAAACCCTATGCGCAAGATAACTATTACTGCTGAGTATCTAGGCGCGGTCTATCCAATGTTTGCTGGCTACATTACGGCCTACAATACAACTACACCAAAGTTTGATGGCGACATAGTTTATACGACAGTAACGGCAGTCGATGGATTTCGTCTATTTCAGAATGCTCAATTCTTTGGCGTTACTGGAGCAGTTGCAGGTGAGACTACTGGCACTCGCATAGGCAAGATTCTTGACACTATCAGCTGGCCTACAACTCTCAGGGATATTGATACTGGCCTTAGTAACTGTCAAGCAGACCCAGGAACACAAAGAACAGCTCTAGGAGCTTTACAGACTGTTGCTACAACTGAGTACGGCGCAATCTATATGGATACTTCTGGCCGTTTAACCTTCCAAGATCGTGCATTAACTGTTACTTCTGTTGCTGGCACTCCAACAGTCTTTAAGGATGATGGCACTGCTATTGGCTATTTTGATGTTAAGTGGGTCTTTGACGATACTCAGATTTACAACCTTGCTACTGTCACTCGCAATGGTGGGACAGTCCAGACATCCTCAGATGCCGCTTCAATAGCCAAGTTCTTTACCCACTCCTATAACCAATCTGGCCTACTTATGGAGACAGATGCTGAAGCACTAGATTACGCCAATGCCTTTATTGCCTCTCGCAAAGAAACCACAGTCAGAGTAGATGAGCTAACCCTTGATCTTCAGCAGGACTCTTATACTGCTGGCACCATTGCAGCTTTGACTCTGGACTTCTTTAGTCCAATAAGCGTGACCACTACCCAACCTAATAACACGACTCTTTCCAAAACTGTGCAAGTTTTCAATGTTAATCACCAAATCACACCAAGCAACTGGAAAGTCAGGTTCGGCACGGCCGAGCCAATCATTGACGGGTTCATTCTGGATTCGGCATTATACGGTATTCTAGACACTAGCGTTTTAAGTTACTAAGGAGCAACTATGGCAAGCGGATTTCCATTCTCAACAGGCAATGTCCTTTCGGCTACAAACATGAATGGACTAACTGCCTTTACTGTCAATACCGATGCGGTAGTTGATTACACTGCTGTTCTAACAGATCAGTATCAAGCTCTTATCTCCATGAACAAGGCCACTGCTGTGGCATTTAAGATTCCCACTAACGCATCCGTAGCCTTTGCAGTAGGTACTGTCATTACAGTGCTTAATAAAGGGGCAGGAACAGTAACAATCAGTGCAGTTACTTCTGGCACTACAACTGTTCTCAGTGCTGGTGCAACAGCAGCATCTCCAACCCTTGCACAATATAAGACGGCTGCTTGTATCAAAGTTGCAACTGATACATGGTATGTGGTGGGTGGAATTGCTTAATTCAATTATTGGTGTATTTAATGGTGGAGCAGGTGGAGCAGCAGGTAGCTCTTATGTAGCAGTAGGTCACGACACTACGCCGTTTATTAGCACTTATGCCTGGAGTGACTCGACAGGTTTTGGTAGTAAATATGCCAATCCAGCAACCTTACCTACCGCAGCAGTATATGGGACAGCATTTAATCCGAGCAATACTGCAATTTCTGTAGCTATAGATGCTTCACCTTGGGTTTCTATTTATCCTTGGTCAAGCTCAGGCTTTGGAACAAAGTATGCCAACCCCGCAACTTTGCCTACTGCAACAGGTATTACAACTACTTGGTCAGGTTCGGGTAATGATGTATTTTATGCAACTCAAGCATCACCTTACATTTTTGCTTATCCATTTTCTTCAGGATTTGGTACAAAATACGCCAATCCTTCAACACTTCCAACTGGAACTGGTTACGGCATTTCTTACAATAATGTTGCGAATGTTATTGGCATTTCTCACGCTACAACTCCATTTGTTTCTACTTATCCGTGGTCTAGTGGTTTTGGTACAAAATACACTAATCCAGCAACATTGCCAGCAGCTGCTGGACGCGGATTAAATTTTTCACCAAATGGGTCTTATCTGGCTGTCTCCTATGCTAGCTCTACTGCTCCAAGTTATTTTGGTATTGTTTATCCTTGGTCTAGTGGTTTTGGTACAGCTTATGCTCAGACATTGTTGCAGATTGGTGGAGAAGGAAGCGTTGCATTTAATCCTACAAGTGATGCAATAATTTATGCTGGAAATGGTTCTGTCGGTGGTTCTGGACAGTACATAGATGGATTTCCTTGGTCAGTTTCTGGTTATGGAACTCGTTATTCGAATCCAGCATCTTTACCATCGGGAGCAAGCACTTATGGACAATCTATTAACTTTAGCAAATCAGGTGCAGCTTTTGCTATTGGTGTCAATGCAACACCATTTGTTGAAGCGTATCCATTTAATAAAACGACAGGGTATGGCACTAAGTTTTCCAATCCAGCAACCTTGCCAACAGGCACAGGCCGAGGCATTTCGTTTAGCAACTAACTAGGGAGAATCATGGCAACGACAGAAGTAACAGAAGTACAACTAACACCAATAGAAGCTAGACAGATGGAAGTAGATTCATATACTTACAATGTTGATGCATACACTGCATTGCTTGCAACACTTGACGGCAACTGGGATGCTGACTTAACACACCTAAAAGACCTAGAGCCTCAAGAAGCTGCTCGCCAATGTCCAATGGATCGCTTAGAGCGTCTAGCAGTGCTACAGCAATTTGACCAAGTAACTAATCTACTTAAGACAGAAATTGTGGAGCGCGCTAAAGCAAGAGCCATTCTGTCAATCTTGCAGGGACAATGAAGCCAAAGTTATCTAGAGCTGCTATCCAACTGCGTGAGCAACTAGATGATTCCTTCCCAGATCGTGATAGGGCATCGGATGGTTGGCTCGGTGATACCCGACACGCTGCTCGTAAGTCTGATCATAATCCAGATGAGCAAGGCTGGGTTCGTGCCATTGATATTGACGCAGAGTTGTTTGGTGCAGGAGTCAAGCCGTTTATCATGCCAGACCTTGCAGATCAGCTTCGAGTCAGTTGCAAGTCTAAGGCAGAAAAACGCATCTCGTACATTATTTTTAACGGCAGGATTGCGTCTCCCGTCCTTAACTGGAAGTGGCGCAAGTACAGCGGGGCTAACAAACAC